TTACTTGCGTTTAAAAAGGTATTTTGTCACGACCAGCACGAGGCCGAATACCTCTGTCAAAGTACCGCCCATGTACAACTGTAGTGTTAAATCCTCAAATTCCAGCGTACCTGCGCCGTCGGCAATAAATACACCATTCATTATCAGAAGTTGGCAAGCAAGGATAATCAGGAACCATTTTCCGTATCGTTTTTTTAGAGCGATTTCTGCTTCAAAATCTTTGTTGTTGAGTTGTTTGCGCTCATGCTCGGTATCAAGTGAATTCACCTGTTTCACAGATGTGAACTCGGTCAATATTTTACTCTCAGTACGGGTGACTTGTTGAGAGGGGGTAGCAGTTGGAATTCTTTTGCTAGACGCAGCTACAGCCATTTTGCGAGCTTCGGCAGCTCTTTTTCTGGCTATTCCGCGAATACGGACAGCCGTTTTTTTGGGGGCGTGCGAAATCTTTGGCTGAGGTGAAGCTTCGTCAGGAGACTGAACCGGAGTTTCATCATCCTCCGGTTCAACCTCTTCTGCTAACTGACGGTGTAGGTTGAGGGAATCCTTCAGTCGGCGTGCAACTTCCTGTTTGAAACGGCTGTTAAAATCGTCATCCGATGGCATTTTAAAGCGTTACCCCAACCTCAAGTTCTTTAAACGATAAGTCATCGCATCGTCAGATACGCCAAAATAATGCGCCATTATATAACTTGGTTGACCGTCAGCGTGCAGTTTTCTGACCTCATCAACCGGCATCAGAAGTTCTGCTGCGAACTTGTTCGCAAAAATTTCATCAGGATGCGTTCCGGCGCTTGCGGTTTCGCCACGTAAATCAACGTACTCATATTCATCGCTATGCGATGCTTGTCGGGCGATGTAATGCCCCAACTCATGCCCACATGAAAAACGTTGACGAACTTTGTTGTCATCACTGTTTAGAAAGATCGCTGGATCTTGATCTTTTTGTTTAATCAGTGCGCCAGAAACTTTCCCAGGAAGATCGGTAATAAAAACATCTAATCCCATGTCGTGAGCAATTTTCGCTGGATCAACAGGGAAACCACGCCCGCACCAGAACGTGTCCAGCACTCGCCGGGCGTGCTCTCTTGGGTTGGTAGCCATAGCTCCTCCAGTTACTGCATTACGATTATTGGTTGAAATATAGACAGCATGTTCCGTACCACATTCCTGTAAAAGTGCAAATTCTGCACTTCTGGTACGATATTAACTGTTAGTAGTAAAGTCTTCCAGATAAATCACTTTAAAATCTTGTGAATTGCTTGCTTTTTACGCTGTATTGTGGATGGTTCAATGTTTCCAGTAAAAACATACATGATAATCATGAGTTTAGTGTTTTTTTAGGCGTCCATATGTTTCTGAAAAATACAGGTCTAACCTGATCTTATCGTTGAGATTTTTTGTACTCAGTATGCGTGAACGATTCGACCAGGTGACTGTGTACGTGAAGAAGACCGCCCTTAATATTTTAAATGTGCAACCCCTCAGAAGAGGGGCTACTCTCACTTCTGCAGTATCTCGCCAATACCTGCCAGATTCTCGTCCATCTTGTCACCGTTTTCGATAAGGATGGAGTTGAGCCGATTCAGTTGCATAGCAATTTCAAGTTTGATTAAGGTATCCACCGATACACCAGTTTCTTTTGCTAACTTAGTAAGAGCCGCAGCTCGATTGGCTAAATTAAAATCATCGAACTCATAACGACTTCTGCACGGCTGGTTGCCTAACGTACCCATAGTGATTCCTCATGATATAAAGACCCAACAATATAAATTACCAGGCACATCATAAGATAGGGTTCCAGCCCATATTTTCAAATATTTGCAAGTATCACCGTTCAGTCTAAAAAGTTGGATGATGATTTAACGAGCCATAACAAAACCCTGCCTCGGAGGTTTTTTCTTTTTTATAGAACTCAGCGGCGTGAAAACGAATAATAAATTGTGCAAATAATGCAATTTTTATTATTCGAGGTAATTATGAAAACTTTCTATGAGGACTGGCCTGAAACTTTCGTTAGCCGGTTAGATATGTTACGGGCGTTGGATGATCGCGGCTCGACCCGGAGGCTCTATCTTGAACGGACCGGGGCAATATTTGACGCTCTGGCAGAAGAGGTACGTACAGCCGTTGCCGGGCATCCTGAAATCGATGTGAGTAAACTCGATATCGGGCCGCTGTATCGCTATTACAAACGTGGAGAAAAGGGGAACTCGCTGGCTGACTTACTTATTAAATTGGCTCCACCAACCTGTGAACGGATTCGTATATCCCCTGAAGTGTACACAATCCCGTATCTGTTTTTTGCACTGTTGATAGCGCAAGGCGCTGACAATGATGCCCGAGATTTTTTCAATATGATGATGCGACCGTTAATCATTGCCTACCGTTTCAAACAACTGGCGCGATACCTGGGAACAAAGGGCGGAGGACGACCACAGCACAGATTAAAAAGCGAAGCCATTGAACTGGCTGATCGTTTTTTTACTGAAAACCCGACAGCGCCATTATCGCGTGGTGTGCAGTACATATCCGGTATTTTTGTGGCGAAATACTCTGACCCACCTGCAGCCTCGACGATTAGAAAATGGTTAATTTCAATTTACAGGAGTGATAAATAATGCCCATAAACGGTTTAATCCCCTATAAAACCGTTTAATAAAATTCACGATGTGAATATAATTGTTCATTATTCCCTCATTGTATTTGGCGTTATGACAAATGCCATAAAATACTGTATAAATGTACAGGTAATGGCGTTAGGGGGAAGACATGAATATTCAAGAATCTATAGGCGAACTACCGGAAACATGCCGGGCTGTTATCAAGCGTAAGGACGGACACATCGTTGGTGTGCGTGTTCTGACCGATGATGAACGGATTGCCAGCCTGATGGCGTTTCTCGAGTTGGCAGAAATAGCTGGATATACTATTACACCCCCTGACGCGTAAAACACGGTATAATATCGGTGTTGGATTGAACACCCGGCACCATTTTCTGAACACTGCCGCGCCACCTGGAGTTAAACATGGCGCAGCATTCATTTATCAGGGTATCCGGCGGTTCGCTAATACCCGCGACACCAGACACGCAACGCTGGTTGACTGAACGAGTCAAACCAGGTGCTGTTGTGTATGCAGATTTCAAACAGGCGCGTAATCCCACGTTTCATCGTAAATTTTTCTCACTTCTAAACCTGGGCTTTGATTACTGGCATCCGTCCGGAGGGGCTATTTCTCCTGCGGAGCGCGAACTGGTCCATGGCTACGTTAAGTTACTGGCGTATTACGGTGGACACGGTGATGTCATGGCAGAGCTGGCTGATCAGTATCTTCTCGATGAGTCGGAAAAGCGCGCGGGGAATATCAGTGCGGTGAAGTCGTTCGAGGCGTTTCGCGCCTGGGCGATTATGGAAGCTGGGTTTTATGACATTCATCAGATGCCGGATGGCAGTTTGATGCGCGTACCTCGTTCAATCTCGTTTGCTGCGATGGACGATCTTGAGTTCGGTCAACTGTATTCAGCCGTTTTAGATGTGCTGTGGAATTATATTTTGTTCCGCACGTTTGCCTCTCAGGAGGCCGCTGAAAATGCTGCCGCGCAGCTGCTGGATTACACATCATGAAAAAAATCGACCTGAGAAAAGCTGCACGTGGTCGCGCTTGTACTGTGCGTATCCCCGGTGTGTGCAATCACAATCCTGAAACCAGCGTACTGGCTCATTATCGTCTCGCCGGAACGTGCGGCACAGCCATCAAACCTCATGATATGCAGGGTGCTATCGCCTGTAGTGCGTGTCACGATGCTATCGACGGACGTACAAAAACGGATTACGAGCACGACTCATTGCTGTTGATGCACGCTGAGGGAGTTTTCAGAACACTGGCTATCTGGCGCGATGAGGAGTTTATCTGATGAGTAACGAGTATTTATTGGAATATACCCGCATAAAACTGCGCGCTGCATTGCGGGATTTGTCTGGTGGTTCTAAGGGGCAGCTGGAAGCATTGTGTGAGCACCCACCGGCAGACAAAAACGCATACCCACGCAAACATATTCACCGTGTGCAGCTGGAGGACCGGACCGTTGATGCTCTGGTTACGCCAGTTTACGCTCTGGAAAGTTTCAGCAGACGTCGCCCCGCGCCGCCGATGAATGATTTTGAATTTGCTGATTCATCCTGGCGGCGTTCTGTGAACTCGCTGGATGCAAGTCAGCAAGCGTGGTTGCGTTATTGCTACGGTGGTAACCTGGCGTTCAAACACCAAACAGCTATTTGTGAGGCTGTCTGGAGTCGCTATAAAGGACACATCCCCGCGTCAACTCAGAGAAAAGTAGTTAAGCGCCTGCTATCGTTGGTGTGGTTGTCCGTGCAGGCGGTTGCAGCAGCAAATAAACGCGAGGATTTTAAGGAGATGGCCGGGTCTGCGCTAGCTGGAATGTTGTCTGTTTCTCGTTCCACCTGGTGCGAAACATACTCCCCGCACTGGGCAGGAATGAAAGAGGCGGTGAGAGCACTTGATGAAATGGCACTTCTTGCAACTTTGCATCATTATCAGAACCATTTAGACGACGTTTACGTATAATGCTTGCGAAACCGAACAAAATAGGCCATATTTAACGCTAATTTGGTATATTGCCAAATTTCTAAGAACCTCGCCACGGCGGGGTTTTGTCGTTTCTGAATCAGGAAAAATCATGTCTGAACCTCTAACCGCTGGCGTTGCTGCTGGCTCGGCGGGGGTGACGTTTGCTGCGTTATTTCCTGAGGCAACACCTGCAGTGATGATCTGTGCGCTGGCAGGCGCAGCTCTCTATGTGTTGTCATCCGGGCAGCATCGATTCTGGAAGCAGGTTATTTTCGCACTCATTTCGTTTGTTGGCGGTGTGTATTGCGCTGAGACAGCGTCAGCAATCATTACCGGTATTCTGAACGCGGTGCTGAGTCACCTGAACCCTCCCGTAACAGTAAAAGTCTCTCCCGCCATTGGTGCACTGGTTGCATCAGTAATCAGCGTTACATCACTGTTGCGGATCATGTCACAAGCTCGTTTATGGAAATCAGATAAGGGGATGAAATAATGACCCTGCACTCTGTCCTCATCAATGCCAATGCAATTATCTGTCTGATGCTGGCACTACGGTTGATGTTTTTTCAAAAAACAGGCCGCTATCGTTTTTTTATCTCACTAACTGCTTACCTGGCGATTCTGTCTGCTGCGTGGATAGCCCTACGAATTTTTTACGGGAAATATACGCAGGTTGATCCCGCAGAGTTCTTTCTCAATCTCACCATCTGTATTGCTGTCTGGCGGGCACGAGGGAATATTTCAAAAATAACAGGAGACAGGTAATGACCGATCCTAAATGGCTAATTGAGGCACGAAAAAATCTCGGCATTCGGGAAATGAAAGGGAAGCAACATGCTGCAGAAATTGTGCAGTACTGGAAAGATATCAAACGCGGCGGCATTAAGGATGATGAAACCCCGTGGTGCGCTGCTTTCACCGGGGCAATGCTGGAACGTGCGGGTATTCGCTCAACGCGTTTTGAGTCTGCGAATTCTTATCTCGATTGGGGTAATGAACTGAAGGAACCCGCCTATGGATGCATTGCTATTCTGTCCCGGTCTGGCGGTGGCCACGTTGGCTTTGTTGTCGGGAAAAATGCCGCCGGGGATTTAATGATTTTGGGGGGTAACCAGGCAGATGAAGTAAATATCAAAGCTTTTCCGAGCTCACGCGTTACCGGCTATCGCTGGCCAGCAGGTCAAACGGATGTTCCACAATCACTTCCATTCGTGAATGCTGAGAAATCTATCTCAGAAGCGTAGGTAAAACGTGAAAAAACTTCTCTTAGCTGTCGCGTTCTTCACGCTGGCAGGATGTACACATTCGACATACACCGAAGCGACTCGCGCTGACGGCAGCAGCATTAAACACGTGATGATCGCGCCGGGTACGAAGATTACTACTGCGAACGGTGGTTGTATTGATTCAACCGGGGCAGTGGCTTCATGCCCCGTTGGAAAATAGGGTAATTTATCTTAATGAATTGATGATTGGTCATTTGGCCCAGACAACCTGACCACACAAAGGTGCTAAAGACAGAATCATAAATATGACATACTTTTAAATGCCGATTTAACTGGTTATTTTTTAATAGGAAATTATATGTCACAGTTTTTGTTCGTTGGTGGGCCTTTTCACGGTCGTGTTGAAGACATTTATTCTAATTCCGCTATTGAACCTGTAGGTAGCACTGAGTTAAGGGTTTCTGTGGGGGATGAGGTAGTAATTTATGAACGATCCGATTTTAGTCGATGGAATGGACCGCATTATCGCGTTGCAGTTGCAAATGGCGCGAGTGAGTTAATTTCTCAGACTATCGACGAGATGAATTATCACACATCTAAAATTTCTCCTATTTCGAAAGTTACTAGTACTGACTAGTAGCCCGGATAGTGACCTTCAAAGATGTGCACGGGATGTTTTGTACGAGCATATTCAGCAAGGATTTTGTTTGTTAAAGGTGTCTTGAGGGTTGTTGGCTCTTTTAATAGATCGATGGCATCAAGACGCCTTAGTGCATCGCCCTTCAGATAATTTATCGTAATGGTTGTGATTAAAAAATCACCGCAAAAACCACTGCAATGAATTTTCCAGCACGTATCGTGATTTGTCCACGTGGCATCAGAGCCGCATACAGGGCAATTTTTTGATTCCTGCATACCAATAACCATAGAGCATTTCTCTTCATTGAATGTTCGAGTTAAAAGCATAGACGACATCTGGGCACCATGAGAATACAGTAGGATTTAATTACATGAGCAAACCGGGACTGGGCTTGAGCTTCAGAAGCAGTTCCTGTCCGAGTACGTCAAATCATGTGTATCACCGAAAGAATGGTGTGACGCGCAGGGACTGAGCGTCGCAACAGCTCGCCTACGTATAAAAAACAACTGCGCAATGTGCCAAAGAGCTGGAGGCTGATGAAAGAAACGTTTACTTAAACGAGAGGCCGCCTTTTTTGTTTCAAGGCGGCACACATTCAACAGGTTAAGGTAACTGATTTGACCATTTTGTTGCGCGCCAGTTGTTCTGAACCATAATCTCCTGAAGTATCTCATCTGAAGGCTCTGCTTCGCCGCTTAACCATTCTCGTAAAGTTGAACAATTTAGATAAGAGGAGTTCGCACGATAAAAAGATACGATGGCGTCCTCTGATAACTTCTCAGGAAACTTTTTTGGGTCAGCTTCTTTTAATATTACGCTCATTAAGGCTTCAGTTTTTTCTCTGTTCATTTTTTGTGTGCTCATGGCTGTTTTTTTTCTGTAAGGATATCAATAAGTTCAAGATATATACATATATCGAAAACTTGTTCGGTAGCCTATCGATACAGCGCAAAAGGATGGCTCGCTGCCAAAGTGAAAGCTTATGCTGATAATCAGATACACAAAGCTGAGGTATGCAAATAAGTACGCCGCGAGGCTACAGTCGAGTTTGATGAACCTGATGCGAGCCCCCGATTCCTGTCCTGAAAGGGAGATAGCCCCCTGGTCGCGGGTCCTTTCCGAAATCCAAAACACCGAGGGTCGGTAGACGCGCAAAAACTCACTCATTTTTAGTATTTTTTCATTTTGGGTATTTCCGGTTCCGGTGAGGATTTTTAATGGCAAGTCAGGCTGAGGTCGCAGCACATTTACTGCTATCTGATCGTCGTCTGCGCGATCTTGCAAAACTTCCGGGAGCTCCAGTCCCACAGGGACGTGGCGATTGGGACCTTGATGCCTGGCGCCATTTTTATATTCATTATCTCCGGAGTAATAGACGCGACACAATTGGTACTGACGAACCGGAAGTGGGGGACAATTCTCCCGAAAAAAATCGCGAGCAGTGGCTGAAAAATGAGGAACGACAGGAGCGAATCCTGATGGCACGAGTAAAACGTCGCATTCTTGCTAAACGCTACGCGCCAATTGAATTAATCAGCGTAGCTGTATCTCGCGTCGCCGTTGAATTACGTACCCGCGTCGAGTCGTGGCCACCACGATTGAAAAAGGTGTGGCCTGAAATGCCGCAGGAGGCGAGCAGTGTATTACGAGAGGAGCTGGCGATAGCCCTGAATGAACTGGCAGACATACGAGTCGACTTCAGCGATTACGATGTCAGCGATATCGAACGCGATCTCGACAGGGTTGAATCCCTTGCGCGTGACGATACCGATGACGGGGGTTGAGTGGGCTGATAAATATTTTTACCTCCCCGAAGGCTCCAGCCATATTGCGGGTCACTGGACGACTCAGCCGGTCCAGATTGTGATGTTGAATATGATGACAAACGACGCGATAAAAATAGTGTCTGTTCGCAAATCAGCTCGTCTCGGTTATACAAAAATACTCGTCGCGGCGCTGCTCTATTTCGCTGAGCACAAAAAACGTAGTGCCGTGGTCTATCAGCCTATCGATGACGAATCGGATGGATTTGTCGCCGACGAGGTTGACCCCGCTATCGCCGAAATGCCGGTGATTCAGAAAATTTTCCCCGACTGGGATAAAAGCAACGAGCGTAACAATCTCCAGCGTAAAGAGATGAACGGGGCGATTATCGATTTTCGTGGCGCGAGTACACCAGGAAATTTCCGGCGACTGACGAAACAGGTTGTCGAGGGTGACGAAGTCGACGGCTGGCCGCTGGAGGTTGTAAAAAAAGGCAAGGGCGAGGGCTCGCCCATCGAGCTGGCGCTCGTTCGAATTAAAGGTGCAGCGTACCCAAAAGCAATTTTCGGTTCGACGCCGACCGTTACCGGCAAAAGCCATATAGAAATGTTGGAAGACGCTGCTGATCTGACATTTCGTTTTTACCTGAAGTGTCCGCATTGTAGCGAGGAGCAGACCCTGGTATTTGGTCTCGACGGTATCGAATACGGCCTCAAATGGGATAACAGCTTACAGACCAATGAGGCGAAATCGTCGTCCGCGTATTACCAGTGCTGCCACTGCCCGGAGCATTTTTACTATCGCGACCTCGAAAAAATGGAGCTCGGAGGGCGCTGGATAGCCGAGGACTGCACCTGGACCCGGGACGGCATTCATTTTTTTGATCATGACGGAGGCGTCGTTCGCGCACCGAAACACGCTGCGATCGTGATAAACGCCCTGTATTCACTGAATCTCGACGGCTGGGGCGAGATTGTCAGCGAGTGGCTGAAAGCGAAAGGCGACCCGCTCAAGGAGAAGACGTTTCATAACACGACGCTCGGCGAACTCTGGAGCGACGTAGCCAGCGAGCAGCTGGAGCACGATATTCTCGTTAATCGCCGGGAAAAATACGCCAGCCAGGTTCCTGACGGTGTTGTCTATCTGACCGGTGGCATCGACTCTCAGACGTCCGGGCGCTACGAGTGTTACGTATGGGGCTGGGGAGCCGAGGAAGAGTGCTGGTTGATTGATAAAACCATCGTTCTCGGTCGCTACGACGAGGAGGACACGCTGCAGCGCGTCGACGGTGTGATTCGCAAACAATACCGACGCAGCGACGGAACCACAATCGGCGTCAGTCGCTGGGCGTGGGATACCGGTGGTATAGATGCGCAGGTCGTTTATAACCGCTCGCTGAAACTCGGTCCGCTGTGGGTCATTCCAATTAAAGGTGCGAGCTCATACGGTCAGCCAGTCGTAAATATGCCGCGTACACGTAACGCGAATAAAGTCTATTTGTCGTTAATCGGTACTGATACGGCAAAAGATTTGCTCGCAATGCGCCTGCCGCTGGAACCCGATTCTAAATCGGCGACACCAGGTGCGATTCATTTTCCCAACGACGACGAAATATTCGGCACGACAGAGGCAAAACAGCTCGTCTCTGAAGTTTTGATCCCGAAACTGATTAACGGTCGCGTCGTTTATCGCTGGGACAACCAGGGCCGGCGAAATGAAGCGCTCGACTGCTGGGTATACGCGCTGGCGGCGCTACGTATCAGTAAAATTCGTTTCCAGCTCAATCTCGAGACGCTCGCTGAGCAACGGAAAAAATCACAAAACAAACTGTCTCTCGAGGAGATGGCCAGAATGCTCGGAGGGAGCTCATGACGTCGCGCGAGGTTTTAACAGAACGGCTACTGGAAGCTGAAATTGCCCTGCACAAATTATTAACGGGTAGATCGACTGTATCGCTGTCTCACGGCGATTCAGCGGGAAATAACCGGAGCTATCAGTACTCCCAGGCTAGTATTGAACAGCTCCGAACGTACATTATCGAGCTGAAATCACAGCTCGGTCTGAGTACGGGACGCCGCCGTCCCGTGGGAGTTCGATTATGACTGCTCAGCAGCTGCTCGGGCCTGACGGTAAAACGCCACTACGCCGTTACGCGGGGTATAACGGCGGCGGTCCCGGCTTCGGTGGCCAGTTGATTGACTGGAATGCACCACAGCAAAGCGCCGATGCGGCACTGCTGCCTAATTTTTATCGCGGTAACGCGCGAGCAGACGATCTCGTTCGTAATAACGGCGTCGCGTCGAACGCCGTGCAGCTGCATCAGGATCATATCGTCGGCAATCTGTTTAAGTTGAGTTATCGCCCTAACTGGCGTTACATCGGGATATCTCGCGAGGACGCCAGGGCGCTGGCGCGTGACGTTGAGGTCGCGTGGACTGAATACGCCGAGGACCCTCACTGCACGATTGATATCGAGCGGAAACGGACGTTCACAATGATGATCCGCGAAGGCGTGGCCACTCACGCGTTCAACGGTGAAACCTGCGTACAACCGGTGTGGGAGAGCAGCGCCGGCAGCGTTTTTCGGACGCGATTCAAAATGGTCTCACCGAAACGAATTAGAAACCCCGGTTACACAGCTGACACTCAATTTCGCCGTGCCGGTGTTGATATTGATAAAAACGGGGCCGCGGTTGGGTACTGGATAGCCGAGGACACCTACCCCCTCGGTGGAGTTGGTAAATGCCGGCGCATCCCGGCGCAGCTCAGCAGCGGCAGACACGCATTCATTCACATATTCGAGCCGCTCGAGGACGGACAAACCCGCGGAGATAACATTTTTTACAGCGTAATGGAGCGGCTGAAAATGCTCGATACGTTGCAGCAAACACAGCTGCAGAGCGCCATCGTGAAGGCGATGTACGCCGCGACAATCGAATCAGAGCTCGATAGCCAGCAGGCGTTTGAATATATCGCCGGCACGGGTACCGATAGCGACTCTAACCCGCTGAATTCGTTTATTCAGAGTTACGTGACGTACTACAACGGCGCAAATATCAAGCTCGGTGGCGTGAAAGTGCCTCACCTGCATCCCGGCGACAAACTCAGTTTACAGACCGCTCAGAATGCTGATGCTGGTTTCAGTTCGCTGGAAAAATCACTCCTGCGTTACGTTGCCGCTGGCGTCGGCGCGTCATATGAGGAACTGAGTCGGGACTACAGCCAGGTCAGTTACTCCAGCGCGCGGGCCAGCGCAAACGTGAGCTGGCGTTTTTTCATGGGCCGTCGACGTTTTATCGCCGCACGACAGGCGTCACTGATGTTCTGCTGCTGGTTTGAGGAAGCTCTGGCGCGCGGAGTTATCACCCTGCCACGCTCAGCGGTCCGGTCGTTTTATGAGGCGCGGAACTCTTGGACGAACGCGCTCTGGATCGGTGCAGGTCGCATGGCCATCGACGGACTGAAAGAGGTTCAGGAGAGTGCAATGCGTATCACAACTGGCCTCAGCACGTATCAGAACGAACTGGCGCTGCAGGGACAGGATTACGAGGAGGTTATGGAGCAACAGGAATACGAAATTCAGCGCCGGCGTGAAATGGGGCTGAGCGAACCGTCATGGTCTGTATCTCACCCCTCAAATACCAACGATAACGGCTGGGGAGGTAACTGATGCCGTGGAACAATTTTCCGCACCTCGCCGCCAGGGCGTTCAATCAACCGCTTTTGCTGGAGCCCGCCTACGCGCGGGTATTTTTTTCTGCGCTGAGCGACCGGTTCGGTACCGGGCGACTGATTGATACAGCGTCTGGAGAGGTAATGAACAGCGATGAAATGAACGCCCTCGCGATGGGGTGGGACAGCAGCGAGCGAACACGTCAGAAATCGTACCGCGTGGAGCGTGGTATAGCTGTTCTGCCGGTTACCGGGACACTGGTTCATAAATTGGGTTATATCAATCCGGTTAGCGGTATGAGCGGTTACGACGGAATCGTAAAACGCCTGCAGCAGGCGATTTCTGATCCCGATGTTAAGGGGATTTTGCTGGATATTGACTCCCCAGGTGGTGAGGTTGCCGGCGCGTTTGATACTGCTGATTTAATCGCCCGGGCGCGAGAGCAAAAACCAGTCTGGGCGCTGGCCAGTGATACAGCCTGCAGCGCCGCCTATTTGCTGGCGTCAGCGTGTTCGCGCCGGCTGATAACGCAGACCGGCACAGTTGGTTCAATCGGCGTCCTGATGGCTCACCGCTGCGTCGAAAAAGCGCTGGAGATTGCCGGCGTTGACGTGACGCTGATTTACGCCGGTGCGCACAAGGTCGACGGGAACCCGTATTCCCAATTGCCCGACGACGTTCGCGACGAATTCCAGCTGAGTATTAACAGCACACGCGAGCAGTTCGCGCAAAAAGTCTCGGATTATACCGGGCTGAAAAAATCCAGGGTGCTGGCCACAGAGGCCGCAGTCTTTATCGGTGCGGATGCGATTAAATCGGGTCTCGCTGATCAACTCGTGAATTACGCGGACGCTATCGCAGTGATGGCCGACGCACTGAAACCAAAAATGGAGCGATTTATGCCAGGTACAACAGAAACCACGGCGGAGACCACGACCACAGAACAAACCGCGGTCACGACTACGGTCGCGCCGGTTGAGTTCAACACGGAGCAGATTCGCGCGGACGCGGCGTCGAACGAACTGGCGCGTGTGATGGCTATTATCAACTGTCCCGAGGCCGTCGGGCGCGAGGAGCAGGCAAAAGCGCTCGCCGGAGTACCAGGGATGACGCTCGAGCAGGCGCGTGTGGTCCTCGCGGCAGCACCGCAAACTGCGCAGGCGCGGACAGAAACGGCGCTCGATACACTCATGAGCACTGAATCACCGGCGACTATTCAGGATGCAGGCAGCACAACGGCAACAGGAACAACCGCAAACGTCTCAATGCTGGTAGCAGCAGGGCGTTCAATTTTAGAGGATGAATGATGACCACAGAAACGTATAGCCCGGATGATTTTATCCTCGGGCCCGATCTCGTTGTTACAGCCGTTGGCCATTTTGCGGCCAGCATTGATGTTCCGCGGTTAACGCCAATTATGGTCGATGCGTCAATCGGTACATTTAAAGTGTGGGACGGCTCTGTCGGTAAGGCCGTTGGTTTGACAGCAACACCCGTCAAAACTGGTGCGAGTACAGCCGATTTGTCGTATTACAAAGCCGGTTCGTTTCGTTATACAGCGATTAACTGGGGAACTGTAACTGATAGTAGCAAACGGAAATCAGCGTTCGCAGGAACACCAATCAGCGTCGGCTGATAGCCCAAAAACTCAAAACAAGCCGCCTCCGGGCGGTTTTTTTATACAGGATATATAAATGAGCGATTCGTTTACTACGTCAGAACTGATTACTGCAACGCAGCAGGTATTTAAGTTCAATCCGTTGTTTTTAAGATTGTTTTTCCGTGAGACCTACACGTTTACAAGCGAAGAGGTTTTTCTGGATAAAATCCCGGGCAAGGTCAACATGGCCGTGTATTGCGCGCCGATGATCACCGGAAAAGTTGACCGCACTCGTGGCTATTCAACGAACCATTTTAAGCCGGGTTACACGAAACCAAAACACACGATCAATCCTAATATGAGCATCAAGCGCGCTGGCGGGGAGCCGATTAGTGAGCCATTAACTCCCGTAATTCGTCGTGCCAGACTCATCATGCAGAACCTGCTCGATGAAGAGCTCAGCATCAGCCAGCTCGAGGAATATCAGGCGGTACAGGCTGTTCTGTACGGTAAATACACTGTCTCCGGCAGCAATATCGAGACCTATGAGATAGACATGAGCCGCAGCGCGACGAATAACGTCACTCAGTCTGGTTCGACGGCCTGGTCTACGCAGGACGCGGAAACATATGACCCGAGCGACGATATCGAATCCTATGCGGACCTCGCCTCCGGTGCGGTTAACGTCATCATCATGGACGGTAAAGCCTGGAAGCAGTTGAAGCGTTTTAAAAAATTCTGGACGGCACTGGATACGCGACGCGGCTCAAACAGCCAGCTCGAAGTCGCGCTGAAAAATCTGGGCGACGTTGTCAGCTTTAAGGGTTATTACGGCGATACGGCGCTGTTTGTCTACAAGGGGCAATACATCGACCCGGTAACAGGCGCTGAAACGCGTTATATGCCGGATAACACGATGATTCTGGGCAACACAAAGAACCGCGGACTCCGCACCTATGGCGCAATTCAGGACGAGGACGCGCTGAAAGAGGGTATCTGCGAGGCCACGCGTTATCCAAAAGTCTGGACCACGACCGGCGATCCGGCAGTGACGCAGACAATGACTCAATCCGCGCCAGCGATGGTCCTCACCGACGCCGACGCGTTTGTCGTCGTAAAAATCGCGTAAGAGCCGAAAGGCTCTTTTTTTAGGGAATTAGCATGAGCACAAAAACAGAATTGCTGGCGCGCATTGACGATCTGAGCGCCCAGCTCGGTCGCGAATTACCGCGCAGCGGGACTATTGCTGAGCTGGAATCAATCGCCGCCGGCGCTGAGTCAGAACTCGATATTCTGAACGAGCAATCCGGTGATGCGAGTGATGCCAACATTAATGCGAACGCATCAGATGAAACTGATGATGACAGCGCAGAACAACCGTCAATCGCGAGCACGACGTCACAACCAGAACTGTCTCCCGCTACGCGCCGCGTTAAGCTGCGTAACACGCTGGATGTATATCACTACGTGAACGGGCGTCGCGTTCGCGAGATTGTTGCCGCTGGCCGTGAAATTGTTGTTGATTCACCAGAGGTTGCAGACCTCATCGCAGCTGATCACGTTTACGCTCTATGAGCTACTACGATGACCTCCGGGCCGGCGATGAGGAGATGATTCTGGAGTGGGGACGGCCCGTTAAATTACGCGGTAAAACCGACCCCATTATCGCTATTTTCAACGAGCCTTACGCGCGCGTTGACGTTCCTCACGCTGGTTTTATTACCGGTACAGTAACGAGTCTGACAGCGCTCTCAGACGACGTCGCCGGCATTGTTGCACGTGACGTCGTCCGGGTTTCAAAGCAGCGCAGCATCGAACCTGACGGCTCTGTTACCTGGTCTGGCTGGACCGATTACGTGGTTAAAGAGTCTCAGCCAGACGGTGTCGGGCTCACGAATATTTTTTTAGAGCCTCATACGTCCAGCGAAAACAGCGAGTATTCAAAATACTAAGTGGGACCGCGGTCCTACTAAGGGGGAACCGTGGCCGATTTACGTAGTAACGCGCAGATGTTCGATATCGATGTTTCGGCGCTGGAGCAGCTCAGAGTCGAAATCAGCGCGACGCAACATCAGATGTTGATGGCATACAACCGGGCGCTGAACCGAACTGCAAAACATATGCACCGAATTTCAGCAGGAATAATTTTGACTGCACTGGCAGCTAAAAATCATAAGGCCGTAGATAAACGAATCAAGCCGTTCATTAAGCGCCGTAATTTTACAAAAGAAGGGGCAGGAGATCTGAGCAGCGTAAAGCTATGGTACGGCCTGAACGATTTCCGTGTATCTGAGCTAAAGGGGCGATTACAAAATCCCAGGAAGCAAAAGCAGCCTCGCAATCCAGAGACTGGTCAATTTTTGAAAACAAAAAAAGGCGCTCGAGGGGCAACTTTTACACCCAAAAGTGCAGGGCTGGCGATGCTGAGCTGGCCCGATTCATTCGTAGCGAAACGCTACGGTGCGAAAAGTGTCTGGATTCGACTGGCTCGCGGAGGAATCGAAGAGGCTCGCGTACCGGTGCACGAAGCGCTGGAGGATGCTATCGATGATTATATTTTTGAAAATATTGGCACCGTGTTCATGGGTTTTTTTGAACAGGACTTGCGTGGTCGCGTGAAAGGTAATGTCCACGTAGACCCAAAAACAGGTAGACGATTATGAGCGGACTGGATGCATTTGACGAATATTTAGATTGCGTTAAAGGCGCTGTTTTACAAATACCGTTCATCAAAACGTTCGGTATTTATCCGGAAATTCCGGCTGGATTTGAAACGCCAGCTCTGTTCCTGGAAATCAGCAACTGGTCACAGAGTGATGAGCCTGTGTCGGGTTCAATTCAGTCAGTCGAGCTGTCGTGTAATTTGTATTTGCTGCGGGAGTTTGCGGCTGATCAGTACGGACTGAAATCGCAGAATGCAGCGCTCTATATGACGAGCTGGATTAATGGGCGAATGTTCGGTCCCGGAACTAAACCGGCAAAATTCAGCGACGCGGAACCGTGTGACTGGATTAAAAACGGACAGTCAGTCGGTTCGCATTCAGTTCAGTGCGTGTCGTTCACGCAGGTTGTAGGCGTTGGTCCCGATATTTTCGATTATCCCTCACAGGGAACCCTGAAAAATATATACGTCGGAATAGCGCCAGATATCGGCGCAGAACACGAGAGCGACTACTATGGCCCAATCGGACGATGAATACGCCTCCGCGGAGAACGCTCGCCGGCTGCGTGACTCAGTTAAACGCGGCACCATAGCTGCAGTTCAGATGAATCCTCCAAGATGTCGCGTGTCGTTTGGTGGAGAACACCAATCGGGCTGGCTACAATGGTTCACGCACGCGACATCGGAGCGCGTGGACTGGAGCGCCCCATCAGTGGGCGATCCCGTTACTGTTGTTTCTGAGGGTGGGGATACGCGGAACGGTGTAGTTATGCTCGGGCTGCACATTGACGACAAAGCTCCGCCAAGCAATGACCCCCATGATCATGTCACTGCATACTGTGACGGGGCTACGATGACGTATAACACAAAAAATCACACTCTGACATGGCAGGGCGTACCGGACGGCGTGGTAAAAATACTCGGTGAGTCTGAAATAGAAATATTTGGACGCGCAGATGTTACTATTAATAGCGAAAATGTAGTTAATATCCATGGCGGGAAATTAATTAACGCGGACGCTGATATTATTAATGTCACAGCGACAGATACAATTAACGCACATGCTGATTTAGTGAACGTTATAGCAACGAGTTCTGTTAGTGTTACTGCTGCGAACAGAATATCGCTGACAGCTCAAACAATCAGTGCGTGGGCTCCGGGTGGGATAACACTAGCTGGTCCAACGCATATCACCGAGACATTAATTGTAGATAAATTAGCGACATTCCGTAACGATATTTCTGTCACTGGGGATAACGGTGGAACCGGTAATATCACAACTCGCGGTAGTGTGTTAGCAGAACAAGAGGTGCAGGATCGACAAGGCACAATAACTGAAGTCCGCACAACGTATAACGGACACACTCATATATGTCCGGACGGGGAAACACAACAACCGAACCAACCAATGGCGTAAATATGCTTGGAATGGACCGTAACACCGGTAAGCCTTTATCGGGGACTGATCACATTTGTCAGTCTATCGTTGATATTTTAACGACCCCGCTGGGGACGCGTGTAATGTTGCCGGAATATGGCAGTAAATTATTTGACCTCGTTGATAATCCCACAGATCCATCACTTGCTATGCGAATAATTATGGAAAGCGCTGGCGCAATAGCACGCTGGGAACCACGCGTCAGAATTGACAGAATAAATGTCTTAGCAGTGGATATCGGGAAAATAACAATATTAATTATCGCAACAGATATCGAAACACAACAGCGATTAGAGTTTAATAATATGGAGCTGATATTTTGATAACATCAACAGTTCAGAATTCGATAGTGAAAACTATTGATATGAGTCTGCTGCCGCCGCCAGCGTTCGTTAAAACCCCGTTATTTTCAGATATTAAATCCAGTCTACTGTCAGAATTGCAGATATTATATCCACAATTTAACGCACTCCTGGAGTCAGACCCGGCCGTTAAACTGCTGGAAATAGTTGCATACAGAGAAATCATTATTACAGCCCGGGTAAATCAGGGGATGCTCGCTGTATTGCTCGCGTTTGCAAAAGGGAGTGACCTCGACCAGATTGGCGCTAATTTTGACTGCCTGCGGCTGTTGATAACGCCAGCTAATCCCGATGCAATTCCCCCGACTGAGGCGGTTTACGAGAGTGACGACGAGTATCGTCATCGCATACAGCTATCGTGGTACGCGCGGAATACTGCCGGCAGTACGAACGCCTATAACTATTTCGCGCTATCGAGTGATCCAGACGTTTTGTCTGCTCAGGCATACGGCCCCCCCGTGACCCAGCCTGGATACGTCGATATGTATGTCCTGTCGCGAACCGGCGACGGCACTCCGCCACAATCACTACTGAATACAGTTAATGCAGCGCTGTCTCCTGATGACACCCGACCGCTAACCGATTTCGTTACAGTAAAACCTGCGTCGAACCTGAATTACCGGGTTGAGGCCGTTATCGTAGCGGGGCTCGGTCCCGACCAGAACGTGTTGCTCAACGGTGCTCAGAGCGATTTAGCTATATATGTGGCTACACAACATAAAATCGGGGCGACGGCAGCTCTGTCGGGAATTTACGATGCGATACACCGTGACGGCACTGAGCGTGTGATTCTGATATCGCCAACAGAGGACGTGATTGCTGGCGTTGGACAGGCTCCGCACTGCACAGGAATCAAACTCAGCGTGCAAATGGGGTAGCCATGACAAGTCAAAGCGTACTGCCTCCGAACGCAATAACCCCCGAGAGAGCGCTGGAAGTTGTTTTATCTCACGTCGGCGATCTGCCTGGCGATATTCGAATTATTAAGAATCCCGATTTGTGCCCTGCAAATCTGCTGCCGTGGCTGGCATGGGAATATGCAGTTACGTACTGGAACCCGGACTGGAGCGAGCAGCAAAAACGCGAAATTATCAAAGCAGCGGCGTGGCAAAACAAACACCGTGGAACGCGTGGTGCCGTCGAACGCGCGTTATTAACGGTAGGGTTTGAGAGCAAAATGCGGGAGTGGTTTGAAGCCACATCCAGGGACGACCCGTATACATTCGCAATTAAAATATATCTGCTAAAAAGTATGGGATTAGATTTAGAACTATTGAACACGTTTATTGCACAAATATTTGATGCAAAAAACTGTCGTTCCTTATTAAAAGAAATAAATTTCGAAACAAGTGTTGACGGTGAATTCTATATCGCTGGTGCAGCTTACGCAAAAATAGGTGTAAATATCCCAGCAGACGGCGACGGCGGTGTAAAAGTTAACGGCGGACTATATATATCAGGCTCGCCAATTGTGAGTTTGTTAGTGGAGATAGGATCTAATGGCTAAATTAAAATCAAATCTGAAAGCGAGCGCGAGCCAGGTTTATGCGGTACTGACAGACCGGGGGGCGCAACTTGAAGCCGTTGCGCTGGCATCGGGTGTACCCGTGGTGCTGAATAAATTTGTTATCGGTGACGCAAACGGAAACGACGACGTGACGCCAGACCCGGCACGAACAGCATTAATTCACGAGACATATCGCGGAGATATTAAATCGTCAGAAAATAGCGGTAATCAGGTCATTTTTACACTGTACGTACCGCCGGAAACCGGCGGTTATACTATCCGCGAGGTGGGGATATTAACCGATAAAGGCGAATTATATTCAGTTGCGCGTTCGCCGGATATTTTAAAACCGACGAATAGCAACGGTGCACTGATATCAATCACGTATAAATACACTCTCGCGGTGTCCAGCACGTCTACGGTTAATGTCGTTATTGATAACAGTAGTGGAATGAGTCAGGCTGATGCCGATAAGCGTTATTTGCAGATAAACAAAAATTTATCTGAAATTAAAAATAAAGGCGCGGCGGCGCAAAAAGATGGTCGGGAAAATCTTGATATTGATTTAGACAGTTACTATAAAAAAACAGAAATTGATGATAAATTTTCTGAAATTGATACCGAAATAGGAAATATAAAACCTGTACTTACAGTAAATGGTATTTCTCCTGATGAAAACGGAAACGTAAATACCAGCTCGGGACTTGCAAAAGTAAATGGTGATGGGGCGTTTAACCTCGTAATGATTTATGAAGGGCAGTTATTAACTATTTTCCCTGCGATGAAATTAGTAACCGGGTTCAATTTATCTCCTACACCAGTTGTAACAGGTCCAACTCCTGTTGCGGCAACGGGTGAATTGTGTGGTTCATGGCGCACTCTTGCTCCAACAATGAGGGATTATCCCGTGATGGTGCAGCGAATTCCAATTGGAGATATATCAAAAATGCGGAATATAAGAGAGCCTTTTTATCCAAAAAAATTAGGGGAGGGCTTATCTAATCACAGCTATATCTGCGTTGTCTGTGATATCGATGGAATTGATGAAGAGGTTATATTCACATCCTGTCTTGACGATGTTGAAGAATACGGGGTTCAGGTTTTTCAGAACGCAAAAAATGGCATGTACGGCACTGTAACAGAAGGCCGCATTGTTAATTAAGAGGATAATAAATGAGCGCAACTAATTTTTTGCACGGTCCGCGCACGCTTGAATACGACGACGGCACAAAAGAAATTTCCACCGTCGACGTGTCAGTAATCGGTGTTGTTGGCACAGCGCCCGACGCCAGCATCGCCGCCAGATCGTTTCTATTATGGGGTTCAGAACTCGCAGATAATCTCGTTGAGTTTTCAACAGTGATGCCAGGGGCCGACGGAAACAACTGGATTGTCGAAATCGTCAATGTCGGCATTAACGGGAGTGTAGCCACTCCAGGATATAGCACGCTACCCGATGGTTCGAGAAAATTAACATTGACAACAGACGGCGCGACTACACCGTCAAAACTGGCTGATCAAAATCAGCAATATAAAGAAGGTCTTCCACTGGGAGAATCTATTAATGTCACTTTCGGTGGTGATCACGCAGGAACGGGTACTGTATTCGCTCTTCCTCCAACAAATTTATCAGGTGGTAAAGATGAGTCTTTCCCATGCAATATTCCGACGGTAATCGCAGGAAGCAAAAAAAATCTGAGTTGCTCGGGTGGTACGGTACCCTCCCGCCTGCTGTATCTGAAATACTAAATCAGGAAGACGCCATTATTGTTGTGGTTCGCGTTGAAGAAGACAGCGACGAAACAAAAATGAGGAAAAATGTCGTTACCGGAATTAACGCATTATTGACGTCTGCGCAAATAAATCAAGTAATGCCGAGAATTTTAATCGCTCCTGATTATAGCGCCAACGATTATATTGCCGAACAACTTGAGGTCGTGACAAATAAATTACGCGGTGTTGGGTATATAGATTCACCGCGAGGCGCTACACCCACAGACGTTGTTAATCGTCGTCAAAGATATGGCGGCAGGATGGAAATTTTACGTCCTCGCGTTTATTCTACGAGTGATGTTAGTGGTTTATCTCGTCCGTATTCAGCTATCGCTGCTGGTTTACGAGCCAGAATTGATAATGAAAAAGGATTCTGGTGGAGTAAATCGAACCAGAATATCTACGGAGTTACAGGGCTTGAACAAGTCGACGATTTTATTATTGGTGAGACAAACTGCACAGCGAACCTGTTGAACGCCAGTCAGGTCAGCACAATTATTCGCTATGACGGGTTCCGGCACTGGGGGAACTATCTGTGTAGCCTCAGTCCCCAATGGTCCTTTGAATGCGTTCGTCGGACAGCTGACGTAATTGAGGATTCAATAGCCCGGGCAATGATGACCGATTTTATTGATCGCCCGATAGACCTGCACCTCGGAACAGACGTTGTAGAGTCGATAAACGCGTATCTGCATAAATTAGAGGAGCAGGGCGCGATTAACGGAGGACGGGCGTGGTTAGATGAAGAGTTAAATACAAAAGAAAGTCTGGCCGCTGGTAATCTTTATATTAATGTTGACTTTGGACCGAAATCCCCGGCACAAACAATTACGTTAATGTACCGCATTAATAATGATTACACAGTTGAAGCTCTGGCCCCTCTTTTTAAAGAAACAGTCTAATAATCTGGAGAATTGATATGGCAGATAGTAACACCTATCGTGCATTTGCGTTGTTCGTCCAGGGAGAACGAGTTTTAAATTGCACTGAATACACTCCCGTCGATATGAAAATAATCGAAGATGATTTTAAGACGGGCGCTATGGATACAGCTATCACTCTGGACGGGGGAATGGAGAAAATGTCAGCCAGTTTTAAAGTCTCTGGCTCCGATTCTGGTGTGATGGGGTATTTTGGATTAATACCAGGTGCTAAAACAAGGTTCGAAATTCGAAGTGCATATACTGACAATTACGGTGTCAATTTTGAACGTATTGATACATATGAGGGGCTTATTACGGCGATTACTGATGACGCGCAGGGGACTGATTCAAAATCAGCAGTTGGGCAATCAGTAACGATTGCGCCGAGCTATTATAAACGAGTTCAAAATGGAAAAATTATTTACGAGATTCATCCTGCAAAAATGAAACGAGTAATTAATGGTGTTGACGTTCTTGCGGGCGTTGCTCGTATTCTCCATGTATATTAAAAGGCAAATAAAATGGAATCATTATTAGACAGTATGACTATTACGCTCTCTCGCCCGTTTATTATTAAGGGGGAGAGCCGCGATACAATTACTATTCGCGAACCAAAATTACGCGACCGCATTATGTTCAGTAACGATAAAAGTGGTCTTGAAGAGCGGACAGCGACAATGCTGGCGCGCCTGGCAAATCTGGAGCGTGAGGATTTATATGCACTGCCTGCGTGCGATTACGATCAAATGGAGGCCGCGTTTAACGAACTGGTAAAGCCCCCGAAAGACCGACATCAGATATAGTTATTCTGATTCCGTTTATTGCGAAAAAACTTGCCATCCCGCCCGATACGCAAATGGACCTGCCGTACCGGGTTTTTAATTTCTATGTAAACGAGGTCATGAAAATCGATGGCTATTTCTCAAAACTTTAAAACGCAGGTTGTATTCGGTGGGCGAATAGACCCGTCGTTTCGTCGCGGTACAACAGAACTCAATGATGCGATTCGGCAGACGTCGTCTACTGTCGGGAAATTAACGAAAAGTCAGGATAAATTAAAAGACAAAATCGCAGCAATGAAACTGGCAGGTAAAGACGTTTCTGATTTATCTGCTCAGTATCAAAAGCTGGACCGTCGAATAAAAGCGACAACGCAGGACCAGGAGGCGCTGAATACTCAACTTGCTAAAAAACAGCGGCTGGAGAAGTGGACGGGTCGCGCAAAAGGAGCTGCAAAATGGGGCGGACGAGCCGCCGCAGGTGCGGTGAGGGCTACGGGGCGGGGTATCAAATGGGGGACACTTGGCGCGGCAGGGCTCATTGGCGGTGCTGCAGCTGGTGCGCTGGCAATGAATGCAGAGACGTCAGAAAAACTCGGTCTGGCGAAGTCCTACGGCGTTGGCGTCGAAAAATATGCTGCGTGGGAAAATATTGGTAAAGCCGCGGGCCTGAACGGCGAAAATATCGGGGATTTGTCTGAAGAACTTACAAATAAAATCGGCGAAATCGGAAACGAAAAAAGCCTGAACCCCATGTTATTTCAAATTGGCCTGACGAAAAAACGAATGGCTGGCTGGGATCGGGAAAAACAGTTTAATGAGGTTATGCGTCGCATCTCTGAAATGAAAGATGAGAAGCAAGCGGCGAGCCTCGCTGACCAGCTCATGGGGGGCGAGGCTAATAAGATCATGACGTATATGAAGGCGACGGGTAAAAGCTGGGAACAGACAATGTCTGACGCGCAAAAGTCGAATTTGTTAACAAAAGAGGGTGCGGAAGGGGCGGCGCGCGCGCATGTATCAGTGACAAATCTGTGGGGCTCTATTACGTCGGGACTTGCAGATACACTCGGTAAAATCGGGGGGGAACTCGCGCCGACGTTTGACTCAGTACGCGAAACATTTACATCCTGGTTTAAGGATAATCAGGGTGGTTTTGTCAGCACAATTACTGAGTGGGTAAAACCAGAAAGTATGAAAAAAATGTGGGATAGCATCGTCAATTTTGGAGAAGGTTGCGTCAAATTCGGGAAGATTATATGGGCTGTCGTAAAGAAACTGGAGTGGCTTATTCCGGATGAAAAATCAGATGAAGAACAGAAAACTTATAATGACGAATATAATCGGGCATATCAAGAGTTTATGGATTCGGGAGGTAAATATTCACCGAACGCTGGATTGACTGCTGATAATATTGCGAAGGCAAAAGCCGAAGAGGCTGTCGAAAATATGCGGCATCCAGAACGGCAAGAACAGGCAAAATCTCAGGCAGAATCAATGCTCGCGTTTGTTAATCCATTATCCGGGATGGTAAATAAAAATACCGCGCCTGCAGCACTGGATTCGTCGACGTTAAATATTGATACGTTGAAGCAGGCAGTCTCGACACCTGCGCCGGAGCAAAACAATAAAATCGAAATCAATATTGTCGGTGCGACAGATCCGCAGTCAATACAACAATCTGCAGCGTCGGGGGTGCTCGATGGACTGAGACAGGCTGCGAGTTCGTACAATCGTGGCGCGATGTTTGATAAACCAGCTCCGGCGGGGTGACAATGAGTGATGCAATAAACGGTGCTGAAGACATCATGCTCGGCCTTGGGGATTTCATTTTTGCTATATCAACAGTAGCGTACAACAAACTGCAACGGAGTGACGCTTGGCGCTGGGCTCAGCAAACACGATTCGGGAAAAACGACGCATTGCAGATAACCGGACGACCGAACCCCACAATCACGATCGATGGGAGAATAAACGCTTTATTCCTTGACGGGTGCGGTGTCGGTCTGTTGACGGATTTGCGGGCACTGGGGAACACGGGAGAACCCCAGCAGCTAGTGCTGGGAACTGGAGAAGTGAAGGGGTACTGGGTGCTGCGGGAACTAACTGAAACGCAAAACAGCTTTTTGATGGGCGGAACCCCAAAATCGCAGGACTTTTCACTCACGCTCGAATATTACGGAGCTTCGCTAGATTAATACAAAATCAAGCGCTACCAGAGCACTTAACAAGTATAAAAATAATAAAAAAAACCACGAATATAAATGTAAAACAACCTGATGGTATTTTTTTTGACGCCGAAATACTAATACCTCTCCGACTACTAAAATTAATTCTCATTATGAAATCCTTTTAATTAATGGGGCCCCAAATGATTACATACACTACACGGGACGGTGACCGTCTCGATCAGATCTGCCTGGCAGTCTACGGGAGAACAGCAAAAACGACAGAAACCGTGTTATATCAGGTTTTAAATTACGGCGTAACGGATATGTGTGCCGTGTTTCGTGCAGGAGAAAAAATTGTTTTACCAGAAATCGAACCAGAACCGGTTAAAAAAGAAACGCAATTATGGGATTGATGAATGAGTGATTACGTAAATACTGGCGTGGAAGCATGGAAGCCCAATTTTTATATATCTGCTGATAATGAAAACATCACGGGAAAAATAAGAAAAGGTTTGATCAATATCACGCTCACAGATTATGGCGGTTCGAGTAAACAGACAGACGAATTACGCGTAGCTATCGTTTCTGAAACACTGAAAATTCCGGCCCGTGGTGTGAAAATCAGTCTTGGGCTCGGTTTCGGTAATCAGATAATTGATAAAGGTATATACATCGTTGATGGTGCGAGCAGTGGCGGTGAACCCCGGGTAGTTGATTTCACAGCAAAAGCGGCTCCGATGAACGCGTCAAAAGGCTCTCCGACAGTTCAGAGCAAAAAGACTCGCTCCTGGAGCGACGTCACTGTCAGCGATATCGTTGCGACAATAGCGAGCGATAACGGGCTTAAACCTCGCGTATCAAAGCGGTTTGCAGACAACATTATCACGCAGCTCGATCAAGTCGGTGAGTCAGATATGCACCTGATGTCGAGACTAGCAACACGATTCGATGCGGTGAGCAAACCCGCAGGAGGGTACTGGATATTCCTGCCGCGCGGCGCGGGCGAATCAGTTAGCGGTGCTCCGCTCCAGCACTACACGCTAACTCGTCGTGATAACTCCAGCTGGGGCTATTCGAGAAATGGACAAAGCGGTGATAGTGGCGGTGGTGGCGAAAATCCGGAGCCGACGTATCTGATTAAATATCACGACACAGCAACTGGGCAGATCAAAGAATTGCGGACAGGTAGTGGCGGCGATCCTGTCATTGAATGGCCGGCAGTTGAGCCGTCGCTCGACGCAGCGAAAGAAGCTGCACCAGGGCTCAAGGGCGGTGCAGCTAAAAAAGAGTTCTCTATGACGTACACGACGCCAGCGACGCTCGATTTAGTGTCGCTGACAGCAGAATGCAAAGTTACGACACAAGGATTCGGGAACGAGGAGGACCGGGACTGGACTATCAACACACTGAGCCTGACGCTCGCTGAAAACGGTTTTTCGGTTCGGTTGTCTCTGGAGTAA